CTTTTTCTAGACGGTCTAGTGCTGGACGAAACAAACATGCCGGGACAAACTCTAGGATTACGTCGAGTTCAGTGCGGTAGAACAGATTTATTTAAGCTCAAAAGAGCAGTACTTGATGTACCTACTCTTTTGCATACAAGCGCCAAAGCCTTTATTGACAGTAAGGGAAAGCCTTTCGTCTATGAGAAAACTCTCAGCAGCCGACTAAGTTGCTACAAGATTTCTAGAATAGAAGGAAAGAACACCGCTTCGGTTCTTTGGCTACACGGAATAAACTTTCCGTTTACCATACCGAGGCCTCCTGTAGGTAATCCAGGCTGGGCTAGGGTGTTACACCTTGGTTCGTCACCCTGGATGCTCTATGATTACGTAAGTCGCCGAAACAAGGATACTTACAGAAGAGTATAACGGAGTAAAATGCAAAATAAGCAGAAGAAGCCTCGTAGAGTTGCCAATCGAGTTAATTTTAACCTTGATCGAATAGAGCCACTAACTGAAAACCAAGCTCTTATGTTTGACTCAAATAAACATTTGGTCGCTCATGGATGGGCTGGTACAGGTAAGACATTCGTAGCAACCTACCTAGGCTTGGAAGACATTCTAGTAAAGGATCGTCATCGTAAACTTGTATACATACGTAGCGCTGTTGCTACGAGAAATATTGGTTTCTTAAAAGGTGACGAAGACGAAAAGACAGCTGTGTATAAAGCTCCTGTGAAAGAGATTTGTACTAAGCTATTCGGGCGTGCAGATGCCTACGACCAGCTGGAAAGCAAAGGTATCATAGAATTTATGAGCACTTCTTTTATTCGAGGTATTAACTTATCCGATGCTGTTATTGTTGTAGACGAGTACCAGAATATGTCTTATCATGAGCTAGAATCCATTATTACTAGAGTAGAGGGTGAAGAAAATCGTATTATCTTCTGCGGCGATACACACCAAGCCGATCTTCCTAAGGAGAGTGGCGCAGCTGAGTTCAACAAAATTCTAAAAAGAATGAATGACTTTGACTTTGTTCAATTCGGACTAGATGACGTAGTGAGAAGTTCTCTGGTGAAGAACTACCTTCAAGTGAAGTATGGTAATTATGAAAGCCGTTCTAAGTAACAGAATTTATCTGGAACTGTCTCCAGATGATATGCGGCGGGTAAAAGAGGAACTCACATATCGTATTCCCACGTACGGTGATGGGCCTCCCATGATTGTACAGAACTACTATATGTTTAAGGCGGGGATTTTATCGATCCCCGCCGGTCGAAAAGATCTTATACCTCCAGGGCACACCATAGTCGAAAAGCGCACCTTGGCGCCGATTGACTTTCCCAAGTTCAAATTCGAGTTGCGTGAATCCCAGCAAGACATTTATGATGCAGTAGACGATAACTGTCTTATCAATGCTAAGGTTGGATGGGGTAAAACTTATATGGCTCTAGCGCTGGCTGCTAAGCTGGGTCAGAAAACACTTGTAGTAGTACATACTCTACCACTTATGCATCAGTGGGCTAAAGACGTTGAGGCGTGCTTTGGCTTTAAACCCGGTCTTGTAGGTGGTGGACATGAGAACTACAACTCTCCAATCGTTATTGGAAACGTAGGGACTCTAGAGCGTCGTACAGCTAAGATTAATAAGACCTTTGGAACTGTGATTATGGACGAGGTGCACCACGCACCTAGTCGAACGTTTTCAAAGGTAATTGATAGCAATTTTGCTAGATACAAAATTGGTCTTTCTGGTACACTTCAGCGTAAGGATGGCTTACATGTAGTTATTCCAAACTACTTCAGTGCTCAAACATTTAAGCCAGAAGTAGAGAATACTGTAGCACCTATAATACACGCACATCATACAGGAATATGGCTGCCTTTTGGCAACGTCTGGGCGCATAGAGTAAGTGATCTACACGCTGATCCGGCTTTTCAAAACTGGACTGCGAGTACAGTTGAAGGCTACGTTAAGCTCGGCCATCAGGTTTTGTTGGTTGCTGATAGAGTAGACTTTCTAAAGATGATGCATGCTAGACTTGGTGGGTCCATTACAATTGGAGAAACCGAAGATCGAGACGCTCAGTTGGATAAAATCTATTCAGGAGAAAGTCGCACAATGTCAGGAACTCTTCAAATCTGGAAAGAGGGTATCTCTTGTAACCCTCTTAGCTGCCTGGTACAAGGCAGTCCTATCAATAACGAGCCAATGCTAGAACAGGTTATTGGTCGTGTACAGCGACTGCACCCTGGAAAGCTACCCCCTATAGTAGCTGATCCAGTTTTGCGAGGACCGACTGGAGAAAACCAGTTCACTAATCGCCATGGTTTTTACATGAGACAGGGCTGGGAAATCAAGCATTTCTAAAATAGTTCTTGACTACAAGGGTAAATGTTGTTATAATGATCCGGTATTCACTGAAGAAGATATTGAAAAAAGCGGGAACAAGCTCTAAGCGCATCCTATTAGCCTTCAAGGCTCACGCATCTTCTAGAATGCCTCGTAACAGATTTGACCCTATTTATGCTTACAGCCAGATGGACTTTTCTGGTGAAAGCTACATGCTTAATCCGCATGAACTAATTGAGTACTCCTTTAAGTGGAAGCCTAAAGAAGTAGCGCAATACATAGGTCTAGCTAGTTATCGAAACTATAGTGAGTACATTCTAAACAATGACAAAACACTAGACCTTTTCCACAGTCCTGTGGATCAGGACACAATCAACAACAATTCACTACTTCGTATACATAACGGAAGAATACACTTCTACTACGAAGAAGATTTAAAACGGAGAAAACAATTATGGCAGGACTAAAGTTTGGCGACGCAGTTGGTGGCGCACAGAAGACGAAGCTCGATCGCGTCGAGATCAAGATGGGCGAGAACCGAGTTCGTATGTTTGGCGATCTGCTAGCACGATACGTCTACTGGATCCCAGGAGAGAATGGTAAGAACATTCCGTTCGAGTGCCTAGAGTTTGATCGTATGACCGAGAAGTTCGGTGGTACTGGTCAGAAGGACTGGGTAAAGGAGTTCTATCCTGATGCAAAGTGCCAGTGGGCTTATGCAATCGGTGGACTTCAGGACGGAGTAGCAAAGGTTTGGGACCTTAAGTCTAAGATGACTAAGGATATCTTCCGACTTGCTAAGGATCCTGAACTGGGTGATCCTACAGACCCAGAAACGGGTTGGGATGTGGTTTTCACCAAGGAGAAGACCGGACCTCTGCCAATTAACATTGGCTATTCCATTGCAGAGCGTAAGCTAAAGCAGCGTCCGCTGACTGATGCAGAGCGCGAAGCAATTGATGCAGCAAAGCCAATCGAGGAGCTAATGCCTCGTCCTACTCCAGAACAGCAGAAGGAGCTTCTAGAGAAGCTTCGAAATGGCGCTGAGTCCGGTGGTGAGACTGCTGATGAAAGCATTGGCGAAGAGTTCCAGGTACAATAATGAGTAGCAAAGTTCACTATCTGTATCTAATAACTAGAGAAGATGGTGAACGCTACGTCGGGGTGAGTATGCACCCCGACGATCGCCTACTACAGCACAAGAGACAAGGAAATATCCATCTTAGGGGTCAAGAAAACCTTAGGATGGATATTTTGTTGTCTGGTGATGAGGAGTTTATATACTCAAAAGAACAAGAGTACATTGAGAAGTATAAGTGTTCTTTAAATATAGCTCCTGGAGGTGGCGGAGCGTTTGCTACTCATTCTAGAGTGGGCACACTTAATCCTGCGGCTAAGTTTACAGAGCAACAAGTTTTAGATATCAGGCATAGATATGCAAATGGAGAGAGTCAGCAACAATTAGCAGACTTTTATGGCCGACCTAAAGTAACTATAAGCAAAATAGTTAGTGGAAGTACATGGAAACATGTTGGAGGGCCCGTAAGCAAGAAGCACAGTCCTAGTACTCCTGCTTTAATATCTGAAATGAAAAAACTTGTATCGGAAGGGTACTCTTATAGAGAAGTGGGTAAAATGCTGGATGTTAGTTACGTCACAGTTTATAACCACACAAAGGACTTATGATACTTTATACAGCAGATCATCACATTAAGATTGGACAAAAGAATGTTCCAGTAGAGTGGGCTAAAAATCGCTACAAGTTGTTTATCGAACAGATGAACGAAGCTGAAAAGGGCTGCGATTTACATATCATGGGTGGCGACATCTTCGATAAGCTGCCCAACATGGACGAGTTAGAAATCTACTTTGACATTATCAGTGCTTGCAGCATTAGAACACTTATTTATAGCGGCAATCACGAAGCCACAAAGAAAGGTAAGACTTTTTTTACAGCGCTTAAAACTGCCACAAACGCCATCAACCCTCTAGTAACAATCATTGACGAAATCTATGAGGAAGACCTCTTCACTATTGTTCCGTACGAATTTATTCATGTAAAGGGCATATGGGATAAACTAGACAAGTCCAAAGCTTTGTTTAGTCACATTAGAGGCGCCATCGAACCACACGTTAAACCGGAGATTGATCTTGACCTTATTGCTGATTTCCCTGTGGTTTATCTCGGTGATTTACATAGCCATTCTAATTGCCAACGAAATATGGTTTATCCAGGATCGCCAATGGTTACGTCTTTTCATCGCCATCCTGTTAGCACTGGCTACCTCCACATTGATGGAGAGACACTTACTAAGTGGTCGTGGCATGAGTTTAGCTTGCCTCAGCTCCTACG